CATAATTTAATCAATAAGCTTTTATCAAATATTTAACCCTAAAGTATTTTAGCACAAGAGGCACTGCTTGTCTAGGTACTATTGCAGGAGCAACACTTATTGACTCAGCACCAGTCATAGTCAGTGTACCCTCGTTCATTGTAATACCAGCATCAGAAGGTGTAACACTCATGTTGTCCTTTTTGATGAAGGTAATATTCTTCCCTAGATCATTATTTTTATTATCATTCCATTTGTTAATACCCCACGGTGCATCTGCTCCACCGTCCTGTGGGTAAGCATCATGACTACCACCACCTGAGTAGTTTGTTCCACTAACATCACCAGCAGCACTAGGGAATGATCTACCAGCACCCCATATAATTCTTACAAGACCATTACCACCATCACCAGGATCAGATGCTACAGCACTAGATGAATGATGATAGTTTGCACCACCACCAGCACCATATCCCTGACCATCCCCACCAAATGCATCATTGTATATTGTAGTACCACCAGTACATGACCTTGAATTTAAAAGATCTGCATTTGTACTTGTATCTTTTATTTGCCAAGCAATACCAGCAGGGTTATGATCCCAATTATTATTAGCAGCACTTACATTAGTTACTTGGAATGTAATAATATGTGGTCCTTCAGCAAGACTTGTTAATGTAACAGACGTTGATGGTGTGCTAGGTGTAGGAGTGGTTATTGAGCTGAATGATTGTGTTGTTAATGTGCTACCATTAGGTGCTAACCAACTGAACACACCATTATTATCACAAGCCATCTCTATAGTAACAGATGCAATACCACCAGCAGGTACATCCAACACAGCACCACCTGTTTGTGCTTGTCCTAGGTAAGGATCAACTGTACTCATATTTTGTACAGCAGGGTATATTCCATAATCTAACAGAAACTGTGACCATACAGCAGCACTACCAGATGATATATTACTAGCATTTACTGCTACCCAATTCTTTGTACGTGACTGTGGTGATGCTGTATTCTCACCATTCAAACCACCTGAACCTGCCTGACCTCCTGATATTACACTGTAAGTAGTAGTAGCACTATTACCACCAATACCATCAGCACCTATACCTAATTTACCTACGCCACCGCCACCAGCACCACCTGATACACCTCCAGCAAGGTTGTAGTCACCACCAGCACCACCAGCACCAGATCCAGATGGGGCATTTTTTGATGTTCCACCTCCACCATCTCCAGCATACCCACCAGCTCCACCACCACCACCATAAGTAGTAGAATCTCCTCCTTTACCACCACCATTAGTAGTACCACCTGTCCGTGTTGATGCGTCAGTAAGTCCACCTCCAGTGGATCCAACTGTTCCTATACCACCACCTCCAGCAGAACATGTACTAATATCATTAAAATAAGATGTTCCACCCCTATGAGCATTCGTAGCTATATCAGTGGTACTACCAATACCACCTTTACCTACGACAATATTATAATTTGTTCCTGGTACTACAACCATTCCACTAATCCATGATAATGCACCACCACCTCCACCTTTATTACCACCGCCACCACCAGCTCCTCCACCAATACAAAGAACTGATATTTCAGTTACTCCAGTAGGTACAACCCATTGATATGATGTATTAACTCCTTTAGTTGTAGTAAATTCTGCCTGACCTTCAGCTTCAGTAGGTGTTGAACTAGTATGTTCATTAGCATAGTCTTCTGCTATATCATATGAATACATGTCCTTTGGTGTATCCAGTGATGCATCACTACCACTCTTAACTGGTCTGTCTAACGCTAACCAGTGTGTATGTGCTGCAGCAGTACCTCTTGTAGGTGCATAATCAAGAATCGCACCAGAACCAGTTTCATATCCTTTCTGCTGATCATAATTATTTTCTGAACCAGCAGACATAGTTTGCCTACCATCTTGTTCACTGATAAGAACTGTATGACTATGTGGTGGTGGACCTGTTAATTGCTTCTCTTCTAAAGGTCCAATCTCTAAAGTGGCATTACCTGATAGTGTTCCAGTGATAAATGCTGTAACCTGACTATAACCACTAACTCTAGCACTACCAAAACTATATTCATTTAACTGTCTTGCTCGTGATATATACCATTCGCCACCCATGTTTCCTACAACCATAGCAGCATCATCAGGTGTTATTGAACCAGCACCATCTACACCACCAGGTCCATTAATTCTTTTCATTCTTAGATCAGGTAGTTTAAACGTACCTAGATCAGTACTTGCTGGTGTATGACCTGCTCTACCTGTCTTTGTACCATTCCAATTTTTTATGTTTACATTATTATCACCACCATACTTATTACCCAACACCTCATATAATAATGGAAAATCTGATATGTTCAAGTCCTGTCCTTCACAGTAGACATAACCAGGATAATTATATGCACACTTATCTTTATCAATAACATTATCCTTACTATGATCATCTACATAGACAGCAATAATTGACCCAATAGGAGCACCTAGGTCTGCTTTAGTATCAGAGTAGTGATGGTTATATAAACCCTGATCTCTTTTGTTAGCGAAAATAGGCATTAGAACTTAATTAGATATTCGAGAACGATATATGGTGAGACAACATCATCAAATTTAATCACATTGCTTGCCCTTAGATTAACATCTGCTTGCAACCCATCAGGTCTTACAGTTGCTACATCAGTAGTAGCTGAGTAAGTAGTATCTCCATACTCACGTGATATTCTATGACTATGTGATGTGTAATCTGTTGTTTCAGATCCTGGTGGGGATTCACTAGACATCACAGCATTTCTAGCAGCAGGATATGTAATTCCTCCACCCTCATCACCTGTTCTAGTATCATATGCCCACGCTTCACCCATAGGAATTGAAATTACATTTGGCCATGATGTAGCAGTATAATCATTTACTGTTAATGTAGGATTCCAAAGTGATGGTAGTGCTGTTGCTGTTGCTGTTACACTACCAGCAGTTCTACTTCCACCAGTAGCATATCCCATGAAATACTTATTCCAATCAGTACATCTCCATGAACAGTTACCTAATCCACCTATACCATTCTTTGTTGTATAATATTCATATGCCCTACCATTACAAGTAGTCAGATTTATACTACCTGTCCAACTAGTATCTTGTGCTCTCAAATATGATGGTCTAGAGAGGTTTGGATAAGCTGGGTGATCCTTAACAGCAACAAAAAATATACTAGTATGATGCATGTGAGGTCCAAAATCACCAGCACCTACAACTTCAGTCTCTGTTATGGTAGGAATAGTCCAACCTATATTACCATTTAATGCAAAATTTTGTTGAGGTACAGTAAATACACCGTTAAATGAAACTGTAGCATTCTCACCAACATTAGAAGTAATTTCTACACCAACACCAGCCTTCTTAACTACTGTAGAATTAGCACCAGTACCACTTATTTTAGTAGCATCATTAGTAATACCTACGTTACCAGAAGCAGATGCCTGAATATGTTTTGAACCTAGATCAGGTAATTGAAATTGATTATCAGATAAGGTTGTGTTCTCTTTTTTGTATATACTACCAGCACCTGTTCCAAGTATTTCTGCTAGTCTTGGGTATAAATCTTTACTATAAACAGATCCATCACATTTTAAATAACCTGCTGGTAGATCTTTTATGTTTGCAACTGTATTTGGATCTGGATCAACAATAGGACTAGACCAGTTAATTATAGTACCTGGTGCATTACCTAGTTTTGATTTTTCTTTTTGATAATGCTTCATTTAGAATGCCCTGATCAGATACATCATACTCAAAGAAGGAGTTTTCATATCAACATTAATATTTAGTGCTGATGGAATGTTTTGTGCTGCTATAGTATTTGCAGTACCAGACAGAGAACTTGATATCTTAATATCATCTACTGGTACAATAGTTGGAGCCTTCAAATATCCAGCATTCATAGTAACTTCAAATGTATAGTGTGAGTGCATTCCCTGTTGTTCATGGTATTCATTATTATGATCCAAACAAGTACCAAAAGTTTTAGATGAAGTATTATCACCAGAAGTAAACAAGTTAGTAGCAACAGCATCAGCAGCAGTTTGCTGACCTATCATACCAGCAGTACCATTATAAGAATACCAATTCTTCTTTGATGAGTATGAACCGTATTGTGGGTGACTTGATAGAACTGGGTTTGTATGTGATCCAGCAGTAGTACCATCATATGTTGCACCAATTGGTCTAGGTATCGGACCCGACCATACAGGTTGTGGTGCAGAATATGCAGCACCACTTGAACCAACAGATGTAGCACTCGATACTCTTTTGATAGACATATCAACTAGAGTAACACCTTGTTGATATCTGGTTACATAACCATATCCACCAGGATCACTACCTACCGTAAAATAATCTGCACCTGCATCTATCTGTGCTTCTTTAGAATTACCTTCACAACAACCACTAGCAGTCGGACATTCAAATCCTTCAACATCATCACCTTCAAGTAATGCAGTAGGATATCCAGCTAGGTTAGCAGGATTGGAATGCCTGTGTGCTGGCATATGATCCTTACTTAATTTTCTAGGTATAACGTAAAATGTCTTGAAATATGATGGTGGATTAACTGTAAATCCTTTGATCTGTCCTGTTAAGTTACCAGAATCAGATACTGTGAAATTAATATCAGCAGGTGCATTCATAGATGTGGCTGGACTAACACCACTACCATCACCTGATATCAATTGTGTAGTACCAGCACCTTGAGGTATTAGAACATCTTGAACAGAAGGTTTAATCCACTCAACCTTTAACACCATTGGAGTGACTCCAGAAGGCAATGATGTTGAAGCTATAGTAATAGTATCATTTATTGACCATCCAGTTCCACCATTAGTGATAGATGTAACGGCAGATCTACCAGTACTATCAACGTCAACAACAATATCTAAACTACCACCACTACCATCATCTGCTACTAGATTAGTAAATGTATATGTCGTACTTGCTCTTAAGTCATCAATCTCTCCAGATGTGATAGACAATCCACCAACAGAATTGCTGGCTGCTGTCTGTCCCATTTGCAAGTGTGCATACTGTGCAGCAGAACTTACATATGATGGTTCATAATCAGTAAGAACCCTACCATTTAAGTTAGGTAATCTAAAAACATCACCACTAATATATGAACCATATGTCCTACCATTAAGACCTGCACTAGGTCCATAGGTATTACCTAGAACGTCAGCAAGTATAGGATATTCAGTACCTTCTAATGTTTGACCAGTACATTCCAACCAACCTTGAGGTATTGATGCTCTATCACCAGACCAAGGGAGTATTGTCCCAACGGACGCTCCCTGCATTTTCCTAGTAGATTCGTAATATCTCATCGGTTTATATCTCCGCTAGCCACCATCCTGTATATGTGGATGGTATCGTATTTGCATCACTATCTTCGGATCCAGCATAGACTAGACCAAATCCAGCATTACGTGTCTGAACTATAAGTTCTCCACCTGCATATGAACTACTTAGTCCACCAGCATTTGTTCCTGTAGCATCACCTTGAATTCTAACACTCAAAGGAGCACGAATGATCAATGATGCATCATAAGAAAGGTTGCCTCCGACCTCGATGAATCTAATCATATCACCAGTCTCTGCATCAGCAGGTAGTGTGAATACAGTATCAGCAGCAATGGTAATCATGTAGTTCTTACCACTTTCTAATGTAGCAGTAGATGTAATATAGTTCCAATGTCTACCACCATTCTTATTATAGAACTTAGTAACACCAAATGCATCAATAGCAGCATCCTGACGGATTCTGTAGTTACGATTAGCATTTACACCCAAGTTAGTGATGTTCAATGCATAATCTGTAACAGCAGGTGTTGCTGTGGATGTGCTAACTATGTTAACATGGCCACCATTGACTGTTAGATCACCATCACCTAGTGCAGAACCAGAAGTACCGATTCTTGTATCACCAGTCTGTGCATCAACTTCAAATGTAGCAGTAGAAGCACCACCAAATTGAACTCCAGTTGCACCAGTGTATACTTTAAAGTCATCATTGATTGATAGATAACCACCAAGTAGTGTATTACCTGTAGCAGCATTTATATACGCAGAATTTTCTGCAGAATCAACAGAACCTGCTTGACCATTGTTGATAAGTCTAAGGTTACCAGATAACCACTCCTCACCATTCTTATTAATGATTGCTTTAGGAGCAGCCTCAGTACCAACACCAACGATAGTTAACTTACCATCGCTATCAACTGTTAGTCTTGTAGCAGGTAGTGTCTCACCATTGACTATTCTAAACTGGTTATCAGTAGAGTTTGTATCAGCATTACCATAAAGATTCATCGTAAAGTCTTGAGTTCCAAGAACATTAGATGTAACACCACCATATACTGAATCAATTACAAATCTAAGTGCATTAGTACCATCATTAACAGTAAACTTCTCAGAGTTAGTATTGTTAACTGATGTAATCTGTACAAATTCACCAGATGGGCATGTAGCAGATGGATTAAGTCTTAGATAGTCATCTTCATTGAACTGTCCACCAAACTCAGCAAGTGATAATAATGTATCACTGAAGTTAAGGACAGCAGATCCAACTGTACCGCTAATTGGAACTTCAGAACCACCAGGATCAAGTGAGAGCTCAAACCTTGTGACGCTATTACCAGTATCATTAACTGCATCTACAACGAAGTAAGTTGCTGTAGTATTAATACCAACAATACTACCAGTATTAGTAAACTTAACTGCATCACCTGATGCTAGTTCACCCAAAGGAACTTCCAATGAGTTAGTTACAGCATTGATAGCACTAATTGTAGGTGTAGTAGAGTTCTGTGGAACACGTCCAAGTAGGAATGTTGCACTTGGTGACTTCTCTAACTTACGAACAACTTCGTTATCGTTATGAGCTGCAATCGTAGTACAATCTGTACCTCTAGCAACCTTAACTCTTCTGTTATTCTTATCAGCACCAGGTGAGACTACCTCACATAATTCTGTGTTAATGATTAGAATATCACCAATGTTAATACCTTCCACGTTACTAAGTGGTAGATATTCATAACCTGCATCAGCAGAGTTACCTGTCCATTGAGTAGTCGAACCACCCACAGCACCAGAAGTATCAACCTTTGTTTTATCTAATGTTAAGGCAACAGCAACACCTGGTGTACCAGTTACAGCAACCTTATCTGCAGAAGCAGCAGTTGTAGAAACTTGAACATTATTTCCAGATTGATTAACAATATAGTATATGTCGTTGGTGTTAACACCTGTTAATCCACTTACATCAGTGAACTTAACTTGGTTACCATCAATGAAGTAGTTTTGTACTAATGTTAATGTACCATCTGCATTGTTCACACTGGTAACAGTCTCTGAACCATCAATATCTTCAACAAACTTATAGAAGTCAACATTGAGATTAGTTAGAGATCCAGTAGCATGAGCAACCTTAGATGTACCAAGTCTTGCCCTATTAACTGAAACAGTACCACTGTTGGATCCACCATGCATAGTGGTATCACCGTAGATGTCTGCATCACCATTAACTTTTAAGGAGTTTCTAATAGTTGTTGAACCAGCAACACCACCAAAGTTTAATACAGATGCTCTTGATGCAAAGTTAACTTCAGAACCATAACCAGCTCTTGT